TGCAACCTCGTCGTCCCACCGACAATTCGCAGAACAATGGTCAAATCGTTAACACTCCCCGTTTTTCTGAAATGGGTGGACTGTCCAACGCGGCTAAAACAGGGTCAAAGAACAAAATGACCATGAGCAAGCCCGGTGACACGAAAAAAGTTTATTAAGAACAGAAGGGGCTAAACCATGAGTCTTGAGAACTATTCACCAGAAGCAATCTCCGAACTGGCTGCACTTTCCAAGCGTTTGTCGGAAGACCCTTCTACCCGCAAAGAGTTTTTGCGGCTAACTAAGAAAGTCCATCCTGACCTGCCCGTGCCTGAGATTGAAATGGAAGAGGCAGTCAATCAGCGCGCATCTGTTGCTGAAGAGAGGGTGGCTCAACTAGAAGCCAAACTCAAACAGCGTGAGATTCGTGATGAGTTGATGAAGCGACGCAACTCCCTTAAGGAAAAAGGCTACGTCCAGTCCGATGAGGAAATCTTGGAAATTGAAAAACTGATGACCGAGAAAGGCATTGCTAACCATGAGACGGCTGCTGACTACTGGCAGAAGTCACGTGAGACTGCGGTTCCCACGGCTAATAATGGTTTCCCGCAACCCGTTATGTCTCGGTTTGACATTAAGGGTTATATGAAAAACCCAGTTGGTGCAGCGCGTGAAAACGCTGCGGCGGCTCTTGCAGAACTTCGCAAGAATCCCAAGCCGATTGGCCTGTAGTTTGGTATGGGGCTTATTTTGAAACTTCGGAGGTAAATCATGCCTATTGGTGGCGGCATCCTTCCGGCTTCGGGTACAAGTCAATTCAACGAGTTAACCTATGTTACTCGGCGCGCATTTATCCCGAAGTTGGTCGTACAAATCTACAACTCGACGCCCCTTATGGCGGCGCTGATCGCTAACAGCCAAACCGCTTCTGGCGGTGTGTCTTCAGTATCAGTCCCCGTCCAGGGTTCCCAGTTTGTAAACGCTCAGTGGTCTGACTACTCGGGTTCGTTTGCACAACCTTCTGTTCAGCAGGGTGCATACCAGGCTGAATTTAACCTCAAGTTGCTTGTCTCCCCCGTTCCGTTCCTCGGAATGGAAGGTGCAGTGCAGCAAGACTACGCGATCATCCCCCTCATTGAGGCTCGCATGAACGATGCGACCAACGTGATGATGGATTCGATGGCAACTGCCTTGTATACCAATACCAGCAATCAGCAGCAGTTTATTGGACTGCCTGCAGCGATTGACGATGGTACGGGCACTGCAACCTACGGAAACATCAACCGTACTACTGAAACCTGGTGGAAATCCAAGCAGTACGCTGCTGGCTCTGTAAACCCCACCCGCCAGAACGTCCTTCAGTACATCTCCGGCACTGTGAAGAACGGCGCTGAAGTGCCTACTTTTGGTGTCTGCGGATTTGGTACATGGACCCTTTTGGCCCAAGACTATGTGGGTCAAGAGAACTACATGATTACCCCAGGATCGGGTTTTGACGGTGATGCCAATGGCCCCCAGGCTGCTTTCCGCGCCCTGATGGTTGCTGGTGTGCCTATCTATCCAGACCCTTACTGCCCAGAAGGTACTATGTATTTTCTGAACAGCAACTACATGTCGCTCTACATCCATGAACAAGCATCGTTTGCGTTCACTGGGTTTGAGTCCACCCTGCCGAACTTCCAAATTGGTTATGTTGGTGCCGTGCTGATGATTGCTGAACTCGTCAACACCAAGCCAAAAGCCATGACGAAGATTACCGGCTACAACTCACTTAGCCTGTAAGGAGGAATCATGTCATTAGCAACTAACAAAATCCTTCTCGCTGACGCTAACGCAAACACCGCTGGTGCGTATTTTCAGGCCGAGACTATTGCTGTTGCCAACGCCTCTTCTACCGTGCTGGACGCTGGTGCATATTATGTGTACCCGACCTCCAACGTGGTGATTCAGGTCAACAATAATTCAAACGGAAATGCGTTTGCTAACGTGTACGCTGCTAACGCTGGCGGGTTGGTTATCTCTGACGGTACTAACGTGCGCCTTAATAACTTTGGTGGCGCAGGCAACATTAACGTCTCCGTGGTGGCTGTTAACGGTGGTGAGCCTGCTGGCGAAACCTACGCATAAGGAGAAATCATGGACGCTAACAGTGTAGGTACCCAGTTACCCAATAGGTTTGGACAAATCCTGTTGGGGCAATTGATTAGCGCCAACATGAACTCCACTGCGGATCAGCAGATCGTTATTTTCTCTGCGCCTGCCAAGTACATCATTCGTCGAATTGTGGCTACAAACGCTTCTGTCAGCCTAAGTACGGCTGCCGGAGGCGTTTATCCGCAAGAGAGCAAGGGTGGAACAGCAATTGTCGCAGCGGGACAGGCATACAGTGGCTTGACTGCATCGGGCAAGTTTATCGACTTGACCATTGCATCTGGCTACACCTCTGGCGGTGATGTTCTTACTGCCAAGAGTATTTACCTGTCTTTAACGACGCCCCAAGGTGCAGCGGCTACCGCTGATGTTTATGTTTTTGGTGACATTGTGACGCTATGACAAATGTTTTTGTACGCAACAACGGTGACAATCCTTTGGTAGACGCCTTTGATGGCGTCACTTATAACTTTGCCTGTGGCAAGGAAGTGGAAGTACCCGAAATTGCTGCAAAGCATATATTTGGTTATGGCGATGACAATAAAGAGCCGTATCTTGTAAGGCTTGGTTGGATGAAAATGAGTACAGACTATTCTATTGCAATGGAGCGTTTGGCTACGTTTTCATTCAGTCGTGAGTCTTCCAAACCCGTCCACGTGTCAGCCCCCGTGGTGGAGCGAGTAGCCGCACCCATGCCTAAAGCGCGGGTTGCGGCGAAAGTGCCATCCTCAACAGATGATTAAGAATGGCAACAACTCTATCGGGTTACATTACAGAAACCCGTCGATTGCTGCATGACGTTAACGCAAATTTCTGGACCGATGCGGAGTTAACGGACTACATCAACGACGGACGAAACACCCTAGTGCGAGACAGTGGGTGTAATCGCGTCCTTCAGTCTTACACTGCTCCATACAATGTTGAGACGATTGACTTTTCGGCTTTACCGGAAGATGTAAAAACAATTGATATTCTTAACATCAACCTGTATTGGGGAAACTCTCGGGTTCCCCTTATGTATTTTCCCTGGACAAACTTTAACGCTCAGTTGAGGTACTGGCAAAACTACACTGGGCGACCAGCGGCGTTCTCCATGTATGGTCCTAAAAAAATATTTATTGGCCCTAAACCGGATCAAGCCTATGTAATGGAACTTGACACAGTTGTTGAGGTTGACCCAATGGTCAATGGTGCAGACGTAGAGACTTTGCCAACCCCCTTTACTGAGTCAGTGCCGTTCTATGCGGCTTACATTGCCAAGTATCAAGAGCAGTCCTATGGCGAGGCTGAAATATTCAAACAAGAATATGCTAAGCACGTTATGGAAGCCCTTAATGGAACCTTTACCCGACGGCTACCCACACCTTACATATCGGGGTACTAAATGGCTGCCGTTGAGCAAAAGAAACAGTACGCCGTTGTCAAGGACTTCAAAGGTGTAAACACCAAGAATAGCCGCACGGTTATTGAAAATGGTGAGTTTGCTTGGCTTGAGAACGCGCAACCCATAGGTTTTGGCAATCTGAAAATCGTTGAGGGCAATCAGTTGGTGAACTCGACTGCTTGGACCGCCAATGTGACCTATATGTCTTCAGTCAACATTCAGAACAATGAGTACATTCTTGGCTTTCAGGACGATGGATCGGCCCAGTATGTCAACATTACGACTGGCACAACAGGAAATATCGCTGCTGCCAATACGTTTTCCAATACCGGCGTAGCCATTACCCAGTGGAAAAATGAGCGCGCCCTAATTATTGACCCTGACAGAGGGTATAAAACTTGGGATGGCGTGAACCTGCTTGACATTGGCTCGGTGGTCACGGTAACAATCAACAATCCTGGCACTGGCTACAACGCCGCTAATACCACTGTTTCTTTTGGTGCCCCTAACCAGGCCAACGGAGTGCAGGCTACGGGTGAGGTGGTCATCGTTGCAAACGCCGTCTCGGAAATCATTGTGACCGAGGCTGGCACCGGATACACCAGCCCACCCACGGTGACAATTACGGGCGGTGGCAGCAATGCCAACGTGACTTGCTCAATTCTTGACCAGAACGGCACTGACGTAGCCACCTTTTCTGGGCGTGCCTGGATTGCTTCGGATCGGACCACGTTCTACACGGCAGCCGATACCTACAATGACTTCACAAACATCTCAGCCGGGTTCTTGACTATTTCGGACTCGACCCTGAGAACCAACATTACCCGCATCCTGTCAGCCAATAACTTCTTGTATGTCTTCGGCGAGGACTCTATTAACGTGTTTTCAGATGTGCGGATAGATTCTATAACTGGCGTAACTTTGTTTACAAACACCAACGTCTCGGCGTCTATTGGTTCCAACCTCAGAAACACCATCTTCCCGTACTTCCGGTCTGTGTTGTTTATGAACGAGTACGGGGTGTACGCCCTGGTGGGTGCTACCACGACCAAAATCAGTGACCCCTTGGATGGGGTATTCCCGCTGATTAACTTTGACGAGCCGGTTTCTGGTGGTCAGTGTCTTATCAATAACATCCTGTGCGCCGTGTACAACTTTAATTACAACGACAACGGAACAATGCGCTGGATTCAGGCAGCGTTTTTTGAGCGTAAGTGGTTTTTTACTAACCAACTAACAGATGCCTACTTTGTGGTTCCGGCGGTCAAGGATGGTTTTTTAAACTTGTATGGCACTACTGGAAACAATTTGTACCAATTCTATGAAGATGCAGCCAATCCAGTAGAAGTTGAGGTTGAGACTGCCCTATTGCCTATGGGCGACCCTATCCGCGACAAGCAGGCGCTCAAGATTGGCATTGAGGCCACCTTGGGCAATGTGCCTATCTTGTTGACGGCTTTTGTCGATTCAGAATCCCAGCAGTCTCCGGCAATTAATTTTGCCAATACGATTTTTTGGATCAACAATTCTTTGCAGACTATTGATTGGACCAACAACCTGTCTCAAGTCGTTGGTTGGATTACTGGAACCAGTGCTGGCGCTGGATATTACTTGTACAAATCAGACGCCAAAATGTTTGGCAAATACCTTGGAATGACTATCACAACCAATGCAACCCCATTTACAATCAATGGGTTCCAATTTGAACATGAACTGAGAGCGAGGTTCTAACTATGGCACTCCCTATTACCATACCCAATACGTTTGCAACCGCTAACGCGGCAATACCGTTGTCTCAACTGGATAACAATTTCACCACAGTTGCGGGTGCAATCAATGGCATTGGCAACGGGGCAGAAGCCCTAACAAATGTTGAAATAACTGGTGGCGATCTAGCCAATGTTGTGCTGCAAAACCGCAACCGAGAGTTTGTCACGATTAACACTGGTGGTGCGGCCAACACAATCAACTATGACGTAAACACGCAACAAGTGCTGTTGTATACCGGCAATGCTACTGCGAACGTAACGCTCAATATTCGCGGCAACTCGTCGGCTACGCTCAACAATGTGATGGAGACTAACTCTTCGATCACGGTTGCTTTTGGCATGACAAGTAATGCCAATGCTCGTTACGTTAGCCTTGTCCAGATTGATGGCTCAAACGTCACACCCAAATGGCAGGGCGGCGCTCCGACCAGCGGTACTGCAAACAGTACAGAGTTTTATGTACTAAACACCATTAAAACTGGGGCAAACACTTACAGTGTGTTTGGTTCTAAGACAGCCTTTACATAAGGAATAGCGATGCCTGTTCTTTCTTCGCTTGCTTACGCCACAGCCAAAGCCTACGGGTTTGGTTTATTCCAAGCCGCTGGTGGCATAACAGTCATCCAAACCTTTACTTCCTCGACCACATGGGTCTGCCCTGCTGGGGTAACGGAGGTTGAGTATTTGGTTGTTGCTGGTGGGGCGGGTGGAGGGCATAACATTGGCGGGGGTGGCGGTGCTGGTGGCTTTAGAACAGGAACAGGGTTTGTTGTAACCGAAGGCACTTCTTATACAGTCACTGTTGGTGGTGGCGGTACAGGCAGCAGTTCCTCCCCATCGGCTGCTGCTTCTAATGGCTCTGACTCCGTGTTTAGCACCATTACATCTACCGGGGGTGGAAGGGGTGGGAATGGAACTCCAGCCAACTCAGCAAATGCTGGTGGATCGGGTGGTGGCGGCACCTATGTTGGTGGGTCAACTACAGGCGGAAACGGAAACACCCCATCGACATCGCCGTCGCAGGGAAGCAACGGTGGCAATGGAATAGCGTCAAATCCTTACTTTGGTGCTGGCGGTGGAGGTGGCGCTTCTGCTGTTGGTGGAAACGCTCCAGCAAGTGCGGCTGCAAATGCTGTTGGTGGCGCAGGAACAGCATCGTCTATTAGCGGTTCTTCTGTAACCTATGCAGGAGGTGGGGGTGGAGGTTCTCAGTCTCCCGGTTCGGCTGGTGCAGGCGGTGCAGGGGGAGGCGGTGCTGGGTCAACAACTACTAGCGCAACTGCCGGTACTGCTAATACGGGTGGTGGAGGTGGCGGATGCGGCCCCAATGGGCCAAACTCAACAGGTGCAGCAGGCGGCTCTGGCATCGTAATCATCAAATACGAAGTAACTCCTGCTACGACTGTTGATGTTGTTCAGCAATTTACTGCATCTGGCACTTGGACTTGCCCGACTGGTGTGACCGAGGTTGAGTATCTCGTTGTCGCTGGTGGTGGTGGGGGTGGCTTAGGAAATACCAACTGCGGGGGTGGTGGAGGAGCAGGGGGATACAGAACTGGAACTGGGTTTTCTGTAACCGCTGGAACTGATTACACGGTAACTATTGGTGCTGGCGGAGCAAATACCACCAATGGATCAAATTCTGTTTTTTCTACCATAACTTCTGCTGGTGGCGGGAAAGGTGGAACAGGTAACGCAGATGCGGGTGGAAGTGGTGGTTCTGGCGGCGGCGGAGGAGCACAAAGTGGAGGTGGTGGGACTGGAAACACTCCCTCGGTAAGCCCATCGCAAGGAAACAACGGCGGTGGCGGAAACAATACGGGCTATTCCGCCGGCGGAGGTGGTGGCGCAGGCAGTGCCGGAGTTACTGCTGGAGGCGGATCTGGTGGCAATGGGGGAAATGGAGGGGCTGCGGGTGTATCTACTATCTCCGGGTCTTCTGTGTCATATGCCGGCGGCGGCGGAGGCGGGGTGGCGGGTAGCGGAACGGTTGGTTTGGGCGGTGGAACATCAACAACTGCCGACAAGGGCGGTGGCGCCAACGGAGGCAAGAATGCTGTTGGCGGAACAGGAACGGCTAATACCGGCGGTGGAGGGGGCGGAGGTGGCGGACCCTCTGCTTTTAATGGTGGTCCCGGCGGCTCCGGGGTCGTGCTTCTTCGCTACGCAGTACCTTTATCGACAGTAGAGACATTCAAATCCTCGACCAAGTGGAAGCCTCCTGTTGGCGTGACCTCTGTTGACTACCTTGTGGTTGCGGGTGGTGCAGGGGGCGGTGGAACTGCGGCTGGTGGCCCCGGTGGTGGTGGTGGTGGAGGTGCTGGAGGATTTAGAACAGGTACTGGTCTTGCCGTTGCATCTACTACTGAATACACAATTACGGTTGGTGCGGGTGGTAATGGAGGAGCCGCTGGTGCGTCTGGGTCAAGTGGTGGAGATTCCACATTCAGCACCATTACATCTAACGGTGGCGGTGGAGGCGGTTATGGACAAGGCGGAGTAAACGGCCTTTCTGGTGGTTCTGGTGGGGGTGCTGGAAGTAAGAGCGGAACTGGAACTGGTGGCACCGGGAACACTCCTTCAACATCTCCATCACAAGGCAACAACGGTGGTGGTTTTACTGCACCAAATACCGGAGGTTCTAATGGTGGCGGAGGTGGTGGCGGAGCGTCAGCAGTAGGTGGGGGTGCTGCGAATGGTGCTAACGCTGGCGGAAACGGTGGTGATGGCACAGCCTCTACTATTACTGGTTCGTCCGTAACTTACGCAGGCGGTGGAGGTGGGGGAGGAAACCCTGCTGGTACTGGAGGGGCCGGAGGTGGTGGAACAGGCTCAACTGCTGGAACCAACAACTCTACTACTGGAACTGCTAACCTTGGAGGGGGCGGTGGTGGTCAAGCATTGGCTTCTACGGCTGGAAAAGCAGGCGGCTCAGGAGTAGTCATCCTTAAATACCTTGCCAAGCCCAATTACCAAATCTTCCAAGCATCAGGCACATGGGTCTGTCCTACGGGTGTGACTGAAGTCGAGTACCTAGTCGTGGCTGGTGGTGGGGGTGGTGGTTGTGGCGGTGGCGGCGCTGGTGCAGGTGGTTACAGAACAGGCACGGGGTTTAGCGTCACAGCAGGAACTTCATACACAATTACGGTGGGTGGAGGAGGTGCTGGTGCTACCGCTACCAATGCCAAAGGAGTTAATGGTTCTGATTCGGTCTTTAGCACCATTACATCTACCGGAGGAGGTGGTGGGGGTTCTAATTTAAGCGCCGCAGGAGCAAACGGTGGGTCTGGAGGCGGTGGAGGCGTTTCTGCAAATAGTGGTGCCGGTGGTTCTGGTAACACACCATCAACAAGTCCATCTCAGGGAAATAATGGGGGTAATAACATTACAAGCCCTTCTTACGGAGGAGGAGGCGGCGGAGGAGCGGGTGGTGTTGGTAGCAACGGAACTGGCTCCGCTGGCGGGAATGGTGGCAATGGAACGGCATCTTCTATTTCTGGAATTTCAACCACATACGCTGGAGGTGGAGGAGGGGGCATTTTTGGAGGTTCACAACCAGCGGGGTCAGGAGGTAGTGGTGGCGGCGGTGGAGGAACAAATACCAATACAACTGGTACTGCTGGCACTGTCAACACAGGCGGTGGCGGTGGCGGGGGCGGTCAGTCGAGTGGTGGTACAAATGGCAACGGCGGCACAGGCGGTTCAGGTATCGTGATTATTCGTTGGTAAACAAGGAGAAAGAATGAATCAAGCACAGATATACAGGTTGTACGGTATCAACACAGCGATGGAAATGCTCCGTCCCGGTGCTAAATGGGAAATCTCTAATCGAATGATTACGAGATGGGATGACCCACGCCCATGCCCGACATGGGAAGAAATTGATGCCACGATGGAGAAGATCAAAGCGTTTGAAGATTCCATCACTACAGTCTGGCTACCTGAGCAATATGCCGAACTCACGGGGCAACCTAAGAAAGAAGCCGCATGATTCATAACCTATTCCCCATCCCAGTCGGCATCTACAAGTTAGACCGTGACCTGACCGAAAAAGAGATTGACTTCATCAAGGGCCAAGAGACTCGCCCGAACATGGGCAATGTCACCTCTAAGGACAACACGATCCTACGCAACCGTGCCTTGACCAAACTGCGTGACTTCATTGAGTCGAGCGTTTCTGACTACTTCAAGACCATCCACAACCCCAAGCACAATGTAAACCTACGCATTACGCAATCGTGGTGCAATTACACCGAACCGGGGCAGTTTCATCACAAACACGCCCATCCCAACTCATTTGTCTCTGGTGTGTTCTACCCACAGGCCAATCGGGAGACAGACAAGATTTACTTCTATCGTTCTGGCTTCCAACAGATCAAATTACCTCCTGAGAACTGGAATGTCTGGAACTCGGAGTCGTGGTGGTTTGAGGCGGGTACTGGAGACTTGATTCTGTTTCCGTCGAGTCTTGAGCACATGGTCGAAACGGTGCAGGGCGACCAGACCCGCATCAGTCTTTCTTTTAATACTTTCCCACTAGGAGTGGTCGGTGAGGAAATGGACTTAACTGGTCTTAAACTTGAATCTATTAAGGAGTAATTCATGGCACATTTTGCCCAACTTGATGACAACAACGTGGTGACGCAAGTCATTGTCGTTGGTAATTCTGATACCGCTGACGCAAACGGCGTGGAAAAGGAGCATATCGGTGCTGCTTTCTGCGAGAAACTCTTTGGCGGAAACTGGAAACAGACCTCTTACAACGGGTCAATCCGTAAGAACTACGCTGGCATCGGCTACACCTACAACGAGGACATTGATGCGTTTGTGCCTCCCAAACCTTTCCCATCTTGGCTACTGAACAACGAGACTGCCCAATGGGAAGCCCCTGTTGCAATGCCGACTGAGGGTATGTGGCGGTGGGATGAGGATGCTGGTGAGTGGGTAGAAGTTGAAATGGAGGTTCAAGATGGGAATTAACGCTTTCACAAGTCTAGGCAAGACCGTCAAGTTGGTGGCTGCTGTATCGCCTCCTACGCCCGTTCAGGTGCCTTCTACCAGCCTGGGTGGAAACCAGTACCGGGTTATTAATCTGTCGAGTACCACAGCCTGTTTTCTGGCTTTCTCGCAGAACGCTGCGGATGCCACAACTAACTGCGTCATTCCGACTGGAGATGCAGGCAATAGTACGGTGGTGCTGCCGTTGCTTCCGCAGACAGACGAAATCCTATCTTTTGTTCCCAATGCTTATTTCACGGCGCGTACTGTTAGCGGGACTGCTGACTTGTACATTACGCCGGGTGATGGCTTGTAAGGAGTAAATCATGCTCAAGGCGTTAGGTGGTGTAGCAGGCGGGGGTGGCGTAGGCGCTGTCACTTACAAAGGCACTTGGAATGCCGCTACAAACACGCCTACGCTGGTATCAAGCACTGGCACTCAGGGCGACTACTACGTTGTCAATGTGGCTGGTAGCACTAACCTCAATGGAATTACCGACTGGGCCGTAGGCGATTGGGCTATTTTCAATGGCTCCGTGTGGGAGAAGGTCGATAACACTGACGCGGTAAGTAGCGTCAACGGGCAGGTCGGAACGGTGGTTTTGACGGCTGCCAACGTGGGTGCTGCAGCCAATACGGTTGAGATTATTGCTGGGGTTGGGCTGGACGGCGGTGGAAACCTGGCTGTCAATGTCACGATTGACTTGGCTAACACGGCTGTAAGTCCCGCAACCTATGGGGACGCAAACAATGTGGCTCAATTTACTGTTGATGCCCAAGGGCGCCTAACCTCTGCTGCCAATGTTGCTATTAGCATATCCACAGCCAATGTCACTGGCTTGGGTACTATGGCGACTCAGAACGCCAATGCAGTAGCAATTACTGGTGGAAATGTGGCTGTAACCAATGTTTCAGCCTCAAACGTAACAGTAACCGCTAACTTGTATGCAAACCTTGCTACGGCTAACACGGCTGCTATGCCTGATCCCAGTCTGCCATTGAACCCTGAAGGTTATGTTTCGGTGGTAATTAATGGTGCAACCAAAAAAATTCCTTATTACGGAGTGTAAGAGTGGACCCTCAATGGCTCATTAATTTTGGATTCGGTGCGGCTGGTGCCTTTGGCATGTGGATTCTTAATAGACTTAGTACGTCCGTCGAAAAGATTGAGGACAGCGTTAAAGATATGCCGTTGCGGTATGTGACCAAAGATGATTACCGAGAGGACATTCTTGAGATCAAGACCATGCTCGGAGATATTTACAAGGAACTAAGGAACAAGGCTGACAAATGAGCCTTAACATGGACGCCCTGGCAACCCCTATCTTTGGGGAGCCAGACAGCCTTAGAGACTTCCTCTTTGAGAATGGCATCCAGCATCAAGTCTTCTGTGAGCGTCTGACTGACGCTGGTTTTAGCGTCCCACGCTACCCTCTTATTGACGCCGATCCTCAAGACCTAGACGATTGGTTGCAAATACATCAACTTGAACACCAACGCTTTGCTACAATCCTTAACTTGAATGATCCATTTAACTTGCTCGACTTGGACTTCAACCAGGAGGATGACTTTTATGATTGGGTAAACAGTCATCTGTTAATCCATGAACAAATAGCAAGACGCTTGGGGGTGACATGATTTCTGATGAAGACTTTATTCGATTATTCAACGCCTGCGCCACACTAGCCAAGACTCCAACCAACCCGCCCATTGCGGCAGGATCACTGGATGATCTTTTCCCCGACTTAAACATTGACAGCCTGGATGCCTTGATACTTGGCATGTACCTGTGCGATGCGTTTGGGGTGCCGGAAGAGATTGGCAAGACCATGCAGGTGCGCTCTGTAGGCGATACAAAGGCTTTTTTGGTAGCCAATACAACCGTAAAGTCGATTGACGTTGATAAAGTCATAGAAGGCTTCAAATGAGCCTCTTTCTCGCCTATGGAAATACTTTTACAGGGCACGAAACCACCCTTTTAGACGAAATAATGTACCCCCAGAGGGTCATCTGGGACCCCCAAACGTACTCAAAAACCAAGTCTGGTTTTGTCTACGTTCCGCATTTAATGGTTTCCAAAGTCCTCCCCGCCGACAAAAAATTTTCGGTTTTTCGGGAAAACCCTAGTATTGGGAAGACTGCATTTATCTTGGCGTCTGGCTCTTCAAACTTCGCTGGTGCCAGCCCGAGGAACAATCAGAACCACACTAGGCTGTTTTACAACTACAAACCGCTGCCGTTGACCCTTACAAACGTCTATGCCGGTCGGATAGCCAATCAGATATGCCAGCCAGACTACGTGGCTACGGACGCCACTGCCTGCGTATCCAGCCTTAAAGTGCTAATGGATTGCCTGATGCTAGAAAAGTACGGGTTTACTCGCTTTTATATCGTTTCAACCGAAGACCAGGTAAGCAATACCACCCTGGAGTTTTTTGGGGAAGCCAATGCAAGCCTGACAAAGAAAAGAGAAGACGAAGAAAACATCGTGCCAAGCGCATTTGATAGCGTAAATGGCGGGTTTTACGTGGGCCAAGGCGCTGTTTTTTCTGTTTTTGTGACCGAAAAAGAAGCGCAACATCTTGGGATTACCCCCAAGGCTAGGCTGTTGTCTGCCTACCATTGCGCTGAAACATCGGGCAATGCCATAGGGCAGAGAGAAGATGGCAAGGGATACTCTGATGCAATAGATGGGGCGTTAACTTATGGTCAAGTTCATGCAAGTGAAATCACTATTGTTAAGACTCATGGCACGGGAACTAAATCAAACAACGCCTCGGAGAAGGCTGGGTTACAAAAATCGCTTAAAGACTTCGTAGCAACGTCTTACAAACAAAAAATAGGGCATACGATGGGCGCTTCGGGGTTGTTAGAAACCCTACTTTTGCTTGACAATTTGGCGTATGGTGTTGTACCAGGAATAGCCAACAGGACCGAGAAGGACGATGTTTTCTTGTCTGAAGACTGTGAGGCGCCTGATGGCTTGGTGTTGAGTGTAGCAGCGGGAATGGGCAATGTTTACTCTGCCGCTATCTTTGAACCTGTGAGGTAAAGCATGATACAGATGGTAGACAGCCAGCAAGAAGAACTTGATGTAGATGACATTATTGGCATCGCTGGCATGAACACCGATGCAGGCATTGATTTTCAAACACTCAAAACTGCTATTACTGCTGAACTCAACATGCCGAACACTTTGTTTCTTCGGCAGGGCAACACACTATTTATCATTCACAAAGCAGCGCCTGGAGTTGGTTGGTTCCGCGCCTTGAACGCTGACACAGCACCCAACTTCTTGCAAAACAGCATGGAATTTATTAAAGCCAGTAACAAAATGGGCTTTCAAACCATGGCTACAAACTTTACCGACCCAACAATTTTAAGTGTATTTCGGTATATCTCTCAGAATCCGCCGTTTGAAGGAATGGGCTACGAGGTTCAACGAACAGAGGACGGAGAGTTTTACGTAACCGTCAATACTGGGAAGGAAGAGGCCGAATAATGGGTGGCGTAGCCAAGGCGGTAGGAAATCTTGTTGGTGATGTTGGCGATGCAATCGGTGACGTATTTGAGGCTGTTGGTGATGCCGTTGAAGACGTTTGGGAGGCTGTTGAAGATGTGGGTCGAGCAGTCGATGACTACGTTATCCAGCCGATCAAAAACGATCCGGTTACTTTTGCTGTCACCTTGGCTGCTGCTTCTGTTGGGATACCGCCCCCTGTTACTGCTGCTGCAATTACCGCAGCAAAAGGCGGTAACCTTGAAGACATTGGAAAGTCTGCTTTAACTTCATATGCAACACAAAGGGTGGGTAACATTGTTGGTCAACAGGTTGCTACGGCTGCAGCCGGTTCTTCTCTTCAAAATGTTTTAGCCTCCGCTGCCGCTGGCGCAGCAAGTGGTGCAACTGCTGCTGTTATTCAAGGCGGCAATGTTGGTCAGTCTGTTTTGTTGGGCGCGGCTGGCAGTGCTGGCGCTTCTCTTGGTAGAAGTGCTGCTCAAGAATTTGATATTAAGAGGTTTGAACAAATTGGCTCTGATGTTGGTGCGGCGCTTGGTCGAGCAGCAATTACTGGCGATGTAGAAGGTGAACTATCAAAAGCATCTGCAGGTGTTGCCTCACGTGAAATTGCTGATATTTTGCGCTATGCGTTTAAGACTGGTAGCGAAACTGAAGAGGTTAAAAAGGCAGAGGTTGCATTGGCTGCCGAGTTGGAAAGCAACCCAGCCTTTGCTGAACAGATAAGGTTGGCTGAGATTGCAGGTGGCGATCAACCGTTGACTACAGACCAGAAAATTGATGCATTGGCTGAAGCGGTTGCGCGTGATGTATTTGCTCAAGCCGTAGATGGTGGTGAACAAGTGGCTGGTCTGCCTGCTGTTGCCCTGCCAATTGCTGTTAATGCTGCTGCCCGTGCTGCCCAAAACGCTGCACCAGAGGTGGTGCGTCGAATTGCTCAGTTTGCAGCCAATGACCCACGGTTTGCTCAAGTGATGGTTACAAACCCATACACACAGCAATTGCTGGCTGCTGCTGGATTGGTTATGGGTGTAAGCATGACTGGTGAGGTTACTATCAATCCGATAGTGTCTGCTTTGCCAGTTGGAACTGATGGATTAAGTAGAGATCGAAGTGCCGCTGAAACTCAAAGAGCCAATCGCTACGCTGCTGAAGTTGCCAAAACCGTTCCAAACGTACAAAAAGACAATGTACAACGTTTAGAAACCGCTGCAAAACAGGCAGAAACTGCTTCACGGGAAGAAACGCTGACTGAGCGTCAAGAGCAATTACGTGCCCTTGAGCGCCAAGGTTTTCCCGTGCAGCAAGAGTTGAGCCGTGTTCAAGAATTGCAGAAACAGCCTGCTCCTGGTGTTGACTTTGATATTCCTGACCAGCCGGGTACGTTGCCTCCTCCGACAATTGATATTGATTTGCCGCAACCACTTGTGCCTTCTACTCGTCCTGGACGCGCTCCTGCTCGCGCTCCTGCTGAAGAACCGCTACCAGTTTCAGAACCAATGCCAGAAACACGGCCTACGGCGCGTGAGCAGACTCAGGCAGATGCTCGCCGCCGTCCAGAGGCCAGGACTGTTCAAAAGTTGGAACCAGCACCAAAAGTGGGGGGGCCAACTGGCACGACTCGTATTCCAGAGCCGATTGACATTGACACGTTGTTTACCGACCAAGACATTCTTGACTTCATTACTCAAGGGCTTGGCGAGGACTTTGTTACCCTTAATACGTATGCTGCTGGAGTTGAGGGCGGTCAGCCGCAAGAAGGTCAGGCACAAGAAGGTCAGGCACGTGCTGTAATTGATAGAAGGGGTGCTTTGGTTGGCAAGGACAAAACTCCAGTGTCGATTACAGGCCGTTCTGTTGGTACGGGTCCGGGTGCCATTACAGGCATGAAGGAACCCACGTTTGGTGGTGATCCAGGGCAACAGCAAGAGGTATGGAACATCCGTTCTCTCCGTCTGCGTAAAGCGTTAGGACTCTAATATGGATACTTTGAAGATGATGTTTGGTGGTGGCGCTGACGTTGCTCAGTTAGCCGAGATGATCCGTCGATTTGGGCGTGGAAAAGACAAGATTCTTGCCCATATCACGCCTGAAGAGGCTGCCAAACTCAAAGAGATGGGCGGCAACGGGACGATTAACCCCATGACTGGGCTGCCTGAGTTTCAAGAAGATGACTACGGCCCACTGTTGGCTTCTGAATTTGAAGATCGAAGCACTCCAAATTATCGTGAGCAAGTTCTTGCGTCTGAAACTGCTATGCCTGGGCAAGATTACTATGGGCAGATGGCTGCCCCTCAGTTTGCTGAAGGCCCAATGGTTTCTTATGGAGATCAGATGGGCGGATTACAACAACCGTCTTACCTGCCTTCTGATGCCGTTAGAGACATGGAAATTGCAGACCTGCAACGCGCTGCCCCACCTCCTGTTGGTGGGCGCCAAGTAACGCCAGAAGAAGAAGGAATCTTTGGTCGTGCTGAGCGTGGCTTGAAAGACCTGCGTGGCACTTTGGACCGCTATCCAAACCTTACCCGCCTTGGAACTGCTGGTATAAGCACACTTGGTCAGGCTTTATTGGCCCGTCGTGCAGGCCAAGCAAGGGAAGCCGAGGCTGCTCGTCTGCGTGAACGTGCAGCGCCTCTACGTGCTGCCGAGGCAGAGGCCATGGGTCGTGTTCGCGGGGAGGGTTTAACTCCACAGCAAGCCCGTCAAATGGAAATTGACATGGCTCAAGCCAGACAAGGATTGAGTGCTGCTAACCGCGCCACTGGGAGTGCTGCATCTGGAATATTGGCTGGTCAGATGCAACGTGCCCGTAGCAGAGCGCGTCAAGAAAGCCTGCAGAGTGCGCTTGACCTGGCTCAGATTGCTGATCGGTATGAAAGACAGGCAATTCAAGAGGAACTGGCTAAAGATGCTGATCTTTCTAGGCTGTTTGCTGAAGTTGTAGGCAAAGAGATTCAAGCCGCTTCTCGTACTCAGGCACCCCAAAGGAGGGCTTGATGGCTCAACCAGGCGAAAGCACTCTACCGGATACGCTAGGCACTCTGCCTGAGAGGGTTAAGAGTTTTGTTACCCCAGCGAGTGTCGAGGCGCGTGGCGCGGCTGCTAGGCGTGAACTTCCTGCGTTGATGAGGGAAAAACGAGAGGCAGCAGCAGAGCAAGAAAGGCTTGAGTTTCAACGCGACCAAGACACAATTCGTAAAACTGCCGAGGCAGAACGTGATGTTGCCCGTGGCACCCGCATGGAAACCGAGAAGTTGGAAAGCGGCTTGCAACAGCGTGGGGTATTTGAAGCCCCTCAGTACAAGGCATCTGACTATGCTGCTAATTCGGCTACTCGGCTTTTATCTGCTGTGCTGCTTGGTGGTATAGCCAAAACCTCTGCTAGAGGGCAGTTAGAGGCTATTAAGGCCATGCAAGATGCTGAAGAGCGTGGCTTAAACGACCAGTTTGAGGCTGCTCGTCTACGGTTTGACGAGCAGGAAAAACAGCGCCTAGACAACAACAAGATGCTCAAAGACAGGTTTGATCGCATGATTGACCTGCTTGGCAAAGATCGCACTGCTGCGCTTGCAGAAGCAAAAATTATTGAAGGGCAGGTTGGGCAAGGAATCATTGCTCAGAAACTGCGGTCTGGGATGTTAACCGATGCTTATGCATTGGCTCAGAAAGCGTTCGATGCCGCTGACAAAGTAACTATCCAACGTGTTCAGGCCGCCACAAAACAGGCAGCCGGTCCTGATCGACGGCTAAAGCCGGGTGAGCGTTGGAACGAAGAGAAGCAGGTCATCGAAGCGATTCAGGGTTCAGACATATTTAAGAAGCAGAAAGAGAAGTTTTCTGACGAGTACAAAGGTGCTACGTCTGTTGTTAGCCAAACTGAGAATGGCCTTAATAAAATCAACGAAATTCTTAATGAAGCCAATACGGAAGGCTTTAAGATGAATTTTGGTGGTTACAACGCTTATGCAACTCGGTACGTGTCTGGTCCTGCCAGTGACATGCGTAAAAAAATTGACTCTTTTAAGAGCGACATGAAGGCTGCTGGTAAACAGTTGCTTGCTACTGGTGGATCAATTGGGCAGATTACTGAGCGTGAGTGGCCTATCCTCGAACAGATGATTGCCTCAATTGATCCTGTTTTGTCTGAAGAAGAAGCCAGAAAAACATTTGAGGACATACAAAATCGGTTTCGCAGGCTTATTGAACGCACTATTGATACCTACGAAACTCAGTTTTCGGACTCTCAGTTTTATAAACCGTTACCTTTGGGTGGCGTTTTTGGCACTCCTTCTCCTAGCGGTGCAGGTGGGCAGCCTGCTGCGCCTACTGGACCACAGCCTGGAACGGTCGATGATGGATACCGATTCAAGGGTGGTGACCCCGCTAATCCTAATAACTGGGAGAAAATCTAATCATGGCTTCGCCTTGGGAAAAGTATCAGAAGGCCGAAACCACGCAAGAGACTGGGCCTTGGTCTAAGTTTCAAAAAACCCAGACTGGCCCTGATCGCTCTTTCGAGGTTCCAACAGCAGAAAACCTGGCTGCTGATCGGGCGCGTCCTGTTCAACCCTCTGAGCCAAGAGGCGTTGCTAGTCGTGCTAAAGAGGCTGCTGGCAATATTTTTCCTATGGCTAGAAACGCTAGGATGCCAACCAGAGCAGAAACGGCAGACATTTTAGGACCGGCTATTTCTGCGGCAACAACGACTGGTGGTGCTGTTTTAGGTGGCACAGCAGGAACTTTTGGTGCTGGACCCGTTGGAACAGTAACCGGTGGCATTGCTGGCGGTAGCCTTGGCTATTCAATTGGAGAAGAACTAGTACGCCGTATCCGTGGCGATAGACCCACTGCTCCATCGCAAACTGTTAGAGACATAGCCACAGGCGCAACCTTCGAGGCTGGTGGACGGGTTGCAATGCCAATCATTGAAAAAGGTATTGGCGCAGCCGCACGTGGAGCAGGAAAACTTTCTGACATTTTTGACATATCTAATATCCGAGCAGGGCGCATCGCTCGACAGGCGATAGGAAGCCCCCAACAACTGCAACGTGCCCGTGCTGCACTGCAATCTGCTGTTGGTGAGGATATTACCGCTGCCCAGGCACTTGCTCGAAATGAAGAGTTAAACCTTCCTGTGGCTCAAGCGTTGCTTAGAAGGGCCGCTGAACGTGATCCCGACTTTTTTACGACCCTGTTTAGCCAGCAAGAATTGGCTCGGATACGCACTCTCGAAGAGTTAGCCGGTGGAGCAAATCAGACCGCAGCCAATGAAGCACGTCGAGAAATGCAGAAGTTGCTCAACCAAAAACTAATTCCCACTCTGGAGACTGAAATGGAAGCGGCAAACATTGCCGGACGCATGGTTCCCAGCATGGAGCGACAGGTTGCTGCACTGAAAGGTGCGGCTGCTGACAAGGTGCAGGACGTGCGCCGGATGACTGCTGCGGCTGAACGGGCAAGAGGAACCCAGGAGGTTCCTGTACCTGGATTTCCAAGGGTTTCGACTGAGATCACGTACCGTGGTGATTTAGCCCGTGCTGCTGACCAGTTTTCCGAAGACGCTGCGGAAGCATCGTTGCGCTTGGGTGAGGGCGCTAGGTTTGCCCAGGCCGCTATGCAAAGCCTAGAGGCTCATGGCTTGCGTCCACTGCGTGCTGACTCGATCATTCGGGCCATTACGCAGCGGTTATCTGACCCTCGCCTTGCCCCAGGCAACCGTGATCTACAGACGGCGCTGACTCGGATTGGGGAAGACATACAGCAGTGGACAAATGCTAACGGTATTATTGATGCTTGGGCTTTGGATACCATTCGTAAAAATTCAATTAACGCCTACATTAACAGCCTGCCATTAAACCCAAAGCAGGCTCGAAGCCTTGCTGCCGACTTGACTGAGCAGATCAGGCCGGTCCTGATTGATGCCGTTGAAAGTGCCGGTGGAACTGGATACCGTCAGTATTTAATGGACTATGCCAAAGGCATGCAGTTGATTGGGCAGTCCCAATTGGGCGCAGAGGCCATGAGAATGTACGCAAGCGATCCCAAGTCATTTATCCGCCTGGTTGAGGGTAATGATACCAAGACGATCAGAAAGATATTTGGCCCTGGCTCTGACAATATCTTTGAGGAACTGAGCCTTAACACACAGCGCAGACTTGGCAACATAGCCAATGAGGTTAAGCGTGAGATAGCCATGGATGCTCAAGCCACCGCTGGTGAGAAGGCGCTGGTAGAGTTGATGAAGGAAAACATGAAACTGTTGCGTTTGCCCAACTTTTTGAACAGGGTAGCCACAGCGACAAACACGACCATCGACATTCTTGAGTCCAAGGTTGGCGCAAGAACGCTAAAGATTCTTACTGAAGCAGCCAAAAGCGCCAAGAGTTTTGATGAACTACTAAATGTTTTGCCAACAGCAGAGCGCAACGTAGTCCTCCGTGCTTTGCAAGACCCAACAACTTTCCAAGCAAGTCAGCCTGTGGTCGGCGGTTTGGCAGCCGGTGTATCTGAGCCTGCCCGTCAGCCACGACCTGAGACATTGAACACTACTCGAATGGGTGGTATTACTAACGTAGCGCCAGCAATAGGAGGCCGATAATGCCATTGGTCAAGGGGTATAGTCAGAAGTCAATCAGTAAGAACATCTCGAAAGAAGTGAAGCGTGGCAAGCCGCAGAAGCAGGCGGTTGCTATAGCGTTATCCACGGCCCGTAAAGCCAGGAAGGAAAAGCGATGAACGGTTACGGCAAGAATGGCTCTGACTATGAGAAGTCTCAGGCAGGGGAAACTGACACTGTGAGGAAGATGAAACAATTGGCAGAGTCCAGGGAGTTCCTAAAGAACACCGCCTCCCTCATTGGCAACCGCAGGATGCGTAGAGATAAGAAAGAGGGAAGGACTATGGATAGATGAGTAAGAAGTCAAAGGGCGTCAACCCAGAGTTAGAGGATGCGATAAGCAAACTGTTGCGGGAAGTGATGCAGGATCAGACGGCATCGTTAACTGACAAGACCAAGGTACTTGATAGGGCATTGAAACTTGAACAGATCAAACAAAAAATCAGCGACGATGAATGGGGCAAAGGATTCTATACAACCGAGGAAGAAGGAGAAGAATGATGACGGACGGGGCTGTGTTCAAGATAGTAAGGGTGGCAATGGAGATAATCTCTATGCGGTTATTGACCATCCTGGCTATGGTTGGCAGTTTCCTGCTGGCCTGCTGGACCATGTGGGACCCCACGTGGGAGAGGATGGCGATGGCTGGGTTCTTTGCCGTGTGCGTTTTTTTACCGTGCATTAACTGGGAAAGGAAGAAGAATGAAAATGACGATCAAAAAGAGTGAAACGACGGTCATGGCAATGGATCGCTCTGCAGGCAAACCCATTCGCCAACAGTCGATTCAAGATACCTACGGGCTTGGGAAACCTAGCCGCACTAACCCCATGGGTGGCTTTATGGGCATGCACTGCTACTCGGGTTCTTCCGATCAGAAGCAATCGCCTACTAGCAAACCAGGCAATGCCGGTGGCAAAAGGATCATCTAATGGCTAACAACATCCCCTTTCAGGAGATGGGCAAGACGGTAAGAATCAACACTTCTAATGTCGCTAACACCGTTGCCGTAACAGCCGATTCTCCTTGCAATCAGTTGCGTCTACACAATGGTTCTGCGGCAGAAGTGTTTATACGGCTTGGCACAACAAGCACTTCCAATGCTGCAATTCCAGTTGCCGGAACGCCAGAGTACGGCATGTTATTGCACAACAACTCAACTCATGTTTTTACTGCACCGAGGTCTACAAGTAATACGGGTGGTTACATATTTTATGTTTCAACCATTTCGGCAAGTAACACCGTTGTTTACGCTACGCCTGGTGAGGGTTTCTAATGTTTGACCCGTTGAGCGTCGCTGCCATCTTCGGCCCATTGGCGGTCGAGGCAGGCAAGGCTGTTATCAACAAGTACATTGCACCTGCTGAGTTTAAGCCTGCAACCATAGACCAGTACGTTCAGATGCGTGAGGTTGACTTACGCATGTTTGAGGCCATGAATAACGCTGGTGGCTCCAATCCATCTTACCCATGGGTGGATGCCATTGTGCGCCTCATGCGCCCCACCGTGGCTGTCATAGTCTTGGGCACTTGGGCGTGGAGCAAGTTGGCTGGCTTTCCATCAGAGTCGATTGATAACTTTGCCGCTGCCATAGGGTTCTACCTCTTTGGTGATCGCACCCTGTTCTATGCCCGTAAAGGGATGCAGAAGTAATGGACTGGGCCAGGTTTCCAAACTTTAAGGAGTCGGAGTTTACCTGCCGCCATTGTGGGAAGGTGGAGATGAACGATGATTTCATGTTCCGCTTGCAGACCCTTAGAACCCGCTATAACAAGCCCATGACCATCACTTCAGGGTATCGGTGCAGACAGCACCCTGTGGAGGCTGTGAAGGCTTCTGCTGGCCCCCATAGCACTGGCAAGGCTGTTGACATAGGGGTGCAGGGTGCCGATGCCCACCGTCTTCTTTCTCTTGCGCTTGACCTTAATTTTAAAGGTATTGGAGTGCAACAGAAAGGTGACAAACGGTTCTTGCATATTGATGATGTTAGTGAAGGCTCACGACCTACTGTTTGGAGTTACTGATGGCTAAGAAGAATATATCTTTAGCAGTGGGTCGTGGTGAGAAGTTGCCGGTGAGCCAGGGTGCTGGATTGACCGCTAAAGGCAGGGCAAAGTACAACCGGGAGACGGGCAGCAATCTAAAAGCCCCTGCTCCAAATCCTAAAACCAAGCGTGATGCCGCTAGAAAGAAATCCTTTTGTGCCCGTAGTCAGGGATGGAAAGGTGAGCGTGGCAGAGCCGCTAGAGCCAGATGGAATTGTAGGTAACGTTTGTTTTTAGCAAAGGAGGAAATCATGCCAGGACGAGGCCGTGGGCGTGGTAATAGACCACCCAAAAAGTAAAACAGACTGGGGTAGTTATTTTGCCTCAATCAAGCAGGAATGTCCTTGGAGTTACCTTGCGTGGCAACGAGGGCAGATTGACATTGTTGAGTGGGATGGTGACATCTTACCGTTAGGCAATTTACAGGCCAGAATCTATATCGTAGATACTGACTATAAAACGCTAGAGCAAATGTCAATAGACTTGGACGAGGGCGAATATGAGTGGCTCTTTAGTTACCCAGAGTACGGAGAGTTTGCAACCCCTGAGAAAGTTTTAATCCAACAGTTGAGGGCTAGACTTACCGAATTGAGGAGCAAACATGAGTAAACCAGGGCTTTATGCCAACATCAATGCCAAGCGTGAAAGAATCAAAGCAGGTTCTGGCGAGAGAATGAGAAAGGTGGGTAGTAAAGGTGCCCCCACCGCCAAAGCATTTAGGGATTCTGCCCGTACCGCCAAAAAGAGATAGGTTTCTTGGTAGTCTCCTTGGGTCTTTTAGACCTTTCGCCCCTGGTTACTTCTCCTTCCCAGGGGCATTTTTTTAATATCGGCTGTTTATTAAACCGATAATCTCACCGGCTGCCAGCGCAGCAGTCTGATCGTCTCCCATGACCATCTTGGCTACTACGCTACCGTCACGGTCTAGTATTTTGATTGCACCAGGGTCTAACTTCACAGCCCATGGCGTCCTCAACTGGTCAGCCAGCCACTCTCTTTCTCTTGTTACTGTTTCGTGCCACTCTTGATCCATTTTCGCTCTCCATTGTTGTAGGTTCAGGCGTCGGTATTAGTGTTCCCTCAAACAGGTAGGAACCCATGTGACCCAGTTGGCACCAAGGCGCTGCATACACTTTGCCCCCTGCTTTGCGCCACTTGTGGCAGAAGTCATAGTCTTCGCTTAAAAGACGGCCTGTCTCTTTGTCTATCGGCACCCCAAAAAATTCATGGATTTCCTCTCCATGGGCCATGGCACTCATATCGTTTTTGAAGACCTTAACCTTCTTCTTTAACTTCTCTAGTACGTGGCGCTTAATTAGCATGAAGCCAGTGCCCAGGGCAGCCACCTCGCATGGCTCATCCCGCTTGACCACAACGCTGCCGTTGGTCGGATTGATGAGATTGACCACAAACGATCCGGTAAAGTTTTGCAGATTGTCCTTGTCCTTCTTGGCTGCTTCCTTAACCATGGTCCAGTTGATTTCCTTCTTTGGGTAGATGCCGCCAATAACATCCTTGTCGGCTACCAACATCCGCAGAGCGTCTTCAGACCTGAACTTAATATCTGCGTCGATCCAAAACAGATAGTCGGCCTCACTTTTTAGGAACTGGTGGGCCATGTTATTCCTGGCCCGTTGGATCAGTGACTCATTAAACATAAAGGCGCATGAGACTTTGTGCCCCAGGGAAGAGAAGTGTCCTGTCATTGATAGCAAGGACTGAACGTAGTGTCCTGTAGCCATTCCTCCATACATGGGAGTGCAAACCATAATGTGTGCCATGTTTTCCTCAGTGATATTTGCTTATACGTAGCCAGACCAGCACTTCTTCCCAACTCAATCCAGTCTCAAATGCGTCTGGTTCTCTGATGCCAAACAATCTGTAGTCAATCTTCATGCTTCTTCTCTTTCCGCAGCCGTCGCAACTCGGTGCCTAACTCTTTGGCTACCTTCCAGAGTACGTGCATGTGCTTCGATGACTCCAGGTGCCCGTTCTCTTTGAGCGTATTGACATGGGCCATCGTGTCATCAAAGGTCTTTAACTTATCTAAAACGTCTGTCTCTCTCATTTTGATCTCCGAATAAATGGGGCAAGCCACGGTGCCACTGTGCCCCGGCAGTGGTCCTAACTATCCCCAGGCGGGGATTCATCCCGTGGCTGATGGGGGTCCACCTCATTTGCTAATAACTTCAGCAGATCAGGCAGGTGCAAGACGGCTAAAGACTTCTTGCCGTCAGCCCGCATGATGACTATTGGGGTCTGCCCTGACTCACAGGCAGTCTCTGCCTGGTCCATAAA